GCTACAAGGCTTATGTATGGTGCTGATACTCAATTAGTTTTATCAGGTGGAAGAGGTGTGGCTAATTCTATGTTTAGTGCTAACGTAGTAACTGATATAAACGTAGCAAAAATGTCAGGTAAGCTTGATGATTTTGTTAAGGTTAATAAACAAGAACTTGGTAATTTAAACAAGCTTGTTGAAGATGGAATGAAAGCTAAAAATATAACATCTGTACAAAAAGAATATTTAAAGTTAATAAAGAAAAACAAATCAAAAGTTCTTACGGATGCTTATAAATCAGGTGTAATAACTAAAGCACAGTTTAACAAGTACATGAAAGATAGAAAATATATTCCTAGAGTGTGGAATGTAGCTGGTTTATTAACTACTGAAGGTGCTACAGAGTTTACTAAGTTTTTAAAGTTTCGTTTAGATAAAGATAGAAAATCAACAATGAAACTAATAAATAGTATTACTGGAAATAAAGAAACTACTGACTCTCTTGTTAAAGGAGGAATTAATGTTGCTAAAGTTAAAGCCATGTGGAGAAAGAACAGCATTGAAAGAACTGATTTAAAACGCTCTACTCATTTAGAAAATGAAAGACAGTTTAAATTTAAGCCAGAATTTGAAAGGGAGTTAGATGCTTTTATGGCTCCATCTCAAACAAGGTGGTCAATGATGTACTCTGATATTATAAAACGCACTGAGTATGCAAAAAGATTTGGAGCTAAAGACCAAAGGTTTGAAGCTATGATTAAAAAAATAAGGGCAGAAAAAACTAAAAGAGCTTCTGAGAGAGCTGACGATATAGAAGAAATTTATTATACTGCTGTTGGTGATTCAACTAAATCTGCAACTATTCAAGCTGCTTTAATTAATCCTCAAGCAACTAGAAGTATTGCTAAAATAAATGCTATACAAAACCACAAGCTAGGATTAGCAGCTATTCCTAACCTATCACAAGCCTTTGTTAATGGTTCAACTATGATGGCTAAGAACACTAACATGCTTGCTATTCCATACAGGGCTGTTAGTGCTATTGTAAGGGCGGTTGTTAAAACAAAAGCAAGTAGGGAAATTGTTTCTAATACTGGTGTATTGGGTGAGATGGATTTATCTAAGATGGCTACAGAAAATGCACCGAGTTCTAGGATTATTGATTATCAATTTAAAAATAAAATTGGTAGATTTTTAAATGAACCTACTGAATTTTTAAGAGGTGTTGGATTCATGAGTGTGGAGAAATTAAACCGTAGGGCAGGAGCTGTTATGGGATATGGGCATGTTCAAACTATACACACTGATTTACTAAAACTTATTTCAGAAGGTAAGGCGTTAACTCCTAAAGCAATAAAACTTCAAAAAGAATTAAAACAACTAGGCATCAGTGACCCTTTAAAAGCTATACTGACACCTAATGATTTGGCAGTTGCTTCTCATATGTTTAATAAAGCAATTAACTTTTCAGGAGAGTCCGCAGTTTTGCCTGTTAGCTGGAGTAAGCCTTGGTTTAAATTAATGACTAAGTTTAAATCTTTTATGTTTTATCAAGCAAGATTTTTAAAACGCCATGTAGCTGACGAACTTTTTATTAATCAAAACCCTCAGCCTTTACTTGTTTACTTAGCTGCTGCTGGTCTTACTGGTAATGCTATAGAACAATTAAGGTCTTTACTTACAGGTAGAGAAATTGAAGCAAACAGAACTCCTCTTGAATTATTGATTCAAGGTATTGGACATGCAGGAAGTTTTGGTTTATTTTTTCAGACTCTTGCTGAAGTTAAAGACAGAGGTGCTGGTGCTTGGGCAGATGTTCTTGGTCCTACAGCTTCAGATAGTTTTGACATACTACAAGATTTATCGCAAGGAGACATAGACTCTATTTTCGTTAAGTTTATTCCACAAGTTCCGGGTAAATCACAACTACAACAAAAGCTTAGGGAAGAACCTTTCCTTTCATGGCAAAGTGAATAACAATATAAGGAATTAAAATGGCAGGAATGTTTAGTAATAACAATGACTTCTCTTGGAACTCTAATACTATCTTTGATAAGATAGGTAATCAAGAAAAGAGAGAAGAATATTTAACTGAGCTCAGTGGTACTGGTAATAACGAAAGAGAAATGATTATGCAACTACGCTCATTAGATGAGAGTGAAATGAAATCAATTCTTTATCAGTTACCGGATGAAGATAAAGATGAGTTTATGAAGGACTACCTAGGGCTACCTAAAAATGGCATCTGAAATTATAAACCCTTGGGAAAAAGAAAGTGAGGTAGTTCCGTTTGATATGGTTCCTCCTTCAAATCCCCCTAAATTTCTAGGGATAGTTGGGTTACTAAGTAACACAAAGATACCTGAGCGTGCGTATACTGCCATTCTAGCTAACATTGATGTTGAGACAGACGGTACCTTTGATTACCAAAAAAAGCAAAATAAAGGACCAGCTTATGGGCTTTTTCAATTTGATACTGAACAACAGAACGCCTACTTTAAAGACATAGGTAAGAGGGGAATATTAGATAGTGATGAAGAACAAGTTAATTTTATGGCTGATGCTATATATAATAAAGACAGTGCGTGGGATTTAGGATGGGAGGCTAGAAAAGCCATACAAGAATCTTTTGATACAGGGTCTACCGCTGATATTACTAAAGTTTTTTCTGAGAAATATGAGAAGCCTAAGACCCCTCACATGCAGAAAAGATTAGACTCAGCAGTAGAAATTGAAAAATTTAAAGGATTGTTTTCAAATAAATACCTTACAGCTCCTTAATAGTTTCCATAAGTTTAACTAGAGATACTAGTTGTAACTTACTAGCATTGTTATCACCACCCATTACACTCTTCTTAGGCAACAAAGGTAGTATTTGTTTTAATTTATCAACTGGAAAAACAAGACTGCACACAAGCTCATTGTTGACAGTTAAATTGTGAACCCATAGGTCAGCCTCAGTTGCTTCAATTCCGCTTGGTTTGCCATAGCTTTGGCTCTCTATGCAAATATTACCAGTCTTTGCCCACTTATCTCTTTCAGTTTTTACTTCACAGGTCTTAGCGCCTGAGAACATCTCGTCAATGTATTGTTCCCACTGTTGACCAAATGATAAGTCAATGTCAAATTTCTTTAATTCTTTAATGTCATTGCTTTTGTTTAAAGGCATCTCTGCTCCTTAGTTAATGAGGTCCTACCCATAAGATAAGACCCCAGTTAAAATATTATCCGCCTACCCATCCGAGCAGTAGACCAACAATAACAATACCAAGAAAAACTGTTAAGCTCTTGTTGGCTAAGATTTCATTAATCATGTCTTTCATTCTTACTCCTTTTTTTTAGTTTAACATCTATCTCTCCCAGTATTTTGTCTGTTTGTTTTAACAGTCTAGGCACTGACACCTTTTGTTTCCATAGTTTTCTCATTAAGTTTACTGTCATACCCTCTATTATACCAGTAAAGTTACTATTGTTTGTATTATTAATATTAAAAATATACTTTCAATCATTCTACATCCCTCTCTTCCTCAACCAAATCAACTAACTCACACACACTACCAGTACAGGCTAGTGTCTTAGTACCTACTGTCATATCTGTCAGCTCATACTTGCTAATCAAATCCCAATCAACAGACTTAGGCATCTTCTTTAGCAATGCTGTGTACTCTTTCTTAGTACAGTCCTCGTAAGGTGCTTGCTGATATGAGTGGTCAGAATGTGGTAGGAAACTAACACCTGATACTTCATCAAAGTGTTCATATACCCACGCACCTACAGCCATCCATTCATGCTCTCTTACGCTGATAGTTACACTAGGCTTGTGTTCACAGTAGTATCGTTGGTAAGTAAGCCACAGTTCTAACTGCTCAATAGCAGACCTAGCGTTCCTAAGTACAGCTCCATCAGGTGCTTTCATAGGGAAGGTAAACACTTTAACGCTCTTAGGTTTCATAACGTCAGCTTCACATGGTATGCCTTGGTCCTCCATTAGCTGTGCTATTGGGTCGTTAGAGTCAGCTCTTACCCTACGTAGGTAGTAGTCGTTGTGTCTAGTATGTATACCACTAGCACTATCAACTAGCTGACTGACTGTACCACTAGGTTTAATAGCAGTAGTAGCAGTAGACTGTTTGATACCTAACAGGTCTGACCAGTATTCATTTGTCTTTACTGTTTCCTTACGCAAGTCAGAAAGAAAATCAGGTAGACTACGCTTACCATAATATCCTCTATCTCCCTCGCTGTTATTCATGAAGCCATTGTCCATGATACCAGTTAAAGATACACCAAGTAATGCTTCTTCCTCTGTGTTATGTACCCACTTAGGACGTAAGCGTTTGATGTTAGTCAGTGATGCTTGGAACGTACCAAGTATAGTAGCTAGTCTAACCTTACGTAGTATATCCTTCTGTGTATCTTCAGCTCTGATAACAACCTCGGTTAGATTACAGAACTGTCCATCTCTTAATAGTATTTCACTACAAGGATTACAACCAAACTCATGGTCAACATCACGTCTACCATTCTTGCCTGCTTGTTTTTTCGCAGCTTCTCTATTAAAGATACCACGCTCACCGGACTTAGACTCATATAAAGAAGTCCATTCCTTCATGAAGATACCAATGTCAGGCTTCTCTGTATAGCATACGCTATTGTTACTTAGTGCCATCTCTGGTGTAGTTGACCACCACTGACCGGACTTAGCACTACGCATACGTTCATCAGTTAAGTTAGACAACGACATCAATGCTGACCTACGCACACCACCTACAACTACCACCTCTGCAATCTTACACATCATACGGTGACACTCATAGCTAGTTAACTTACGACCAACTGCATCTTTAAATAAATTAGTAGAGAAATTAAACAAGTCAAGCAATGGCTCTGGACCACTAGCTCTACCACCAAAGGTAGATAGTCTAGCACCCTTGAGTCTAACCTTAGAGAAATCCCACTTAGGCATCTCACCATCATACAAGTATGTGATTAGTTTACGGAACGCAGACTGCCAGCCTTCCTTAGAATCCTGGACTACTATGACATCCTCTACATCTACCAATTCTTCAGGTACTTCAGGTAGCTTGTTAACAAACTGTCGCTCAACACTAAAGCCTACACCAGTGCCGTGCATAAGAATGAATAGACATTCATCAAATGCTTTAGGGTGGTCTACACTTAGGTAAGCACAGTTGTAACCTGCTATGTGGTTCTTAGCTAGGGCAGGACCTGCTGTCATTAGAGCTCTCATGCTAGGCATAACCTCTAATTTAAGTACAGCCTGCTCTAATATCTTTCTAGTTTCAGGAACCATTCCGTCTTTCTGTTCAGTGTTTTCCTTCAGGTGTTCATCCATGAAGTCAAAGTAACGAGCCACTGTCTCTTCCCATGTCTCTCTTCTTTTCTTTTCAGGTAGCCAGCGTGCATACCTGCTAAGAGCAATGAAGTTTTGGTAATCGTTTGGTAATTTATTCATCTTCTATCCCTTTAAATTTATCTATGTTATCAATTAACTTGTCATCAAATCTTTCCAATAACTCTTCAGGTTCTATCTCTAAAAAGTCACAGAGTAAACAGACATCAAACTCGTTAGCTATTTTTTCTTTTAGTTCATTCAGTAGTAGTGCCATAACGCTTCAGCTCCTTTAGTGTTTCCAGTGTGAACCATTTAAATCCTTCTTTTTCACACCACTCACCCATTGTAATCTTGGAACCTTTCCTAACTTTCTTGTCAGCATTAGTCAAGACAAACACAAGCTCTTGTGAGAACAGCGAGTCTCTTATGGCTTTGTACTTCTGTGTATCACCTACCCTAAAGTAACCCTTGGCTTCCACTAAGATGTTACCTTTAGTAAAGTCAGGGGTGTAGTTACGCTTTGTAACATACGGTATATGATAAGGCTCATAGTTCCAGTCAACTAACTTCTCACCTATGTTAGCTTCAAAGTTGTTTCTATATTTAATGGTATTTGTTTTCATCTTCTCTTATAAAAGTAAAGTCAAATTCTTCACTATCCCCTGAGGGTATGAAGTCTCCTTCAAGTAGGTACGGTTGGTCAAGACACTCAACCATAGCTACCATGTTAGACTTCAAATCTTCAGGTGATTCTCCATGAGGGATAGCAGGGTCAACAGCAAAGCTAGTGATAGTACCGTCTTCCTGATAGAAAACTTCTCTGATAGTGCATACTCCTTTGGCATCTTGCATGCCCCTGTATCGCCACTCCATTACTTACTCTTCTTGGGTTCGTTTATTGTAGGAACCTTAGGATGTCTAATCAATCCTTGAAGAAACCTATTACCCTCTAAGTGAGGGGTGCCTAGTAAATCCCATCCCTCATTAAGAGCGTTGTTCATCTCCTTCTCAAAGCTACGACTGTCTGATATAACTAATTTAAATTCTTTACTCATAATTTCTCATCTCCATTACTTTAGGTTCTACATTGACTACAGCTAAGAATCTTGGACCAGTTGAATAGGCAAAGACTCTCATGTTAGGATAACAATGTTTCTTAAACTCACAGTAAGAACATCCTATAGGCAGTTTCATGTTGCCAGATTTACCATCAGCAACGAGCTCATAACATGGCTCAGGAATTGTATCTTGTTCTATCATTGCCTGAACATGCTTGATTCTTTTGATGACATCCTTACCTCTTAGGTCTACCTTAGAGATAGCAAGGTGTCCGTTTGATTTATCCATAGCTAGGAAGCAGGCATCATCAGCTTTCTCAGCGGCTCCGTAGCCACTTATCTGGTCTATGTAACCAAAGGGGTCATCATATTGTAGGCTGTTATCCTTGAACTTCTTAAAGCCATAGGTTGATGTAGACTTTACATCACACAACAGACCATCAATCTTACAGTCCATTGAACCCTTGATACCTTCAAGCTCTACTCTCTTCTGTTCATCAGTAACATCATGACCTGAGAGTTTGACTAAAGCTAATAGCATTTCCTCAATCAAGTGACCATAAAGAAACTTGATTAGAGTATGAGCCTTTAGAGTCTCACCCTTGTAGTCTTTCCTTCTATGTTTATACCATAGCTTTCTATCAGGGTGTCCAATGTTAGACATCCTTAACGTGCCACCACTGTAGTCCTTAGGATAGAGCCACTCTCTCATGATTGTTTCCATGTTGGAACCAAAGTCTTGAAAGATTTGTTCGGCTGGTACCCTAGCAGGGTGACTCTTTGTCTCAGCTAGGTCATATATATCTTGAACTAAATTATCTATCTTACTCATTTACTTCTCCCAGTTTATGTTCAATGAGTTTCTCAATGAACCATCTTGCTTTACGAAGGTCATCTATTTGACCATCACCAGCATGTTTGTGTGCGTGTCTACATAAGTATTTCATAGAGGAAGCAGTAAGATAATCCATCTTCTGGTCCAGTATGAAGTCTATTACTTCTATCTTTCCCTGCCTGTAATGGCTTGGGTTTACACTATCAATGGGTTTCATTCCAACTTGCTCCTATTTTATATTCGCCATCCAATGGACACTTTAAGTTAAATTCTTTACCAGCTTCCTGAATCGCCTTAACTGCAATCTCACCAAAAATCTTAGCATCCTTATCAAGTACTTCTGTCTGTATCTCATCATGGATATTACCTATAATCTTGTAATCTATACCCTTTAGTATAGCATAGTTATCTAACAATACAAGTGCCTTTTTCATAATAATTGCACCTGCCCCTTGGAGTAGGGTATTCAGAGCAGAGTGCTCGGACCTTACCCATATTCTTCTACCGTCTAAGCCTACTAAGTAGCCTCTACGAGAAGCTAAACTAACACGCTCTCTAAGAAACCTGAGTGCTGGTGTGTTATCAAGAAACTTTTTCTTAGCTTCCTTGCCTACCTTCTTACCACCGCCAACAATGGTTCCCATCTTCTCATCACCTGCACCATATAGGAAAGCATAGATAAAAGTCTTAGCTTGGTCTCTAGTCTCAAGACCTGCTGACTTTTGATTAGCAGTATGGATGTCACCATTAAGTATCTCATTGGTATAGTCAGGGTCGTTCATGTAGTGAGCAAGCATCCGTAACTCAAGACCACTAGCATCACAGCCTACTAACTTATAGCCAACAGGTACAGTCCATAGTTGTCTACATTCCTTGCCATAAGGTGAATAACCAGCAGGAACCTGAGCCATGTTAGGTTTACTGTGTGTCATACGACCAGTAACTGCACCAATAGGATTGACATAGCCACGTACTCTACCATCATCCTCAATACTATTTACCCAGCTCTGCACCTGTGCTACACGTTTCTGTAACATAAGGTATTCAGCTATCTGTTGAGCCTGTGGTATCTTGACACCATTAAGTACACTCTCATTAACAATAACACTACCTTTCTCTGTAAACTCTTTAGGTTTCCATCCAAAGTGCTGAAGGTACTTACCTATCTGTTGCCTGCTACCTAAGTTAAACTCTGGATATATATGATGACCCCAATCACCATCTTCACTATAATGTGCACCTCTATTTATCTGTGCTAAATATCGCTTAGATGTTGAGCCATCTTTGTTATACTTCTTATCTCCGGGATGTGGCAAAGGAATCCAAATAGGTAGTGGCTTGAATGTGTTACGCACATCAATCTCTACATTATATAGTTTCTCTCTAAGCTCGCCAAGTAATAGACTAGCTTCACGCTCATTGATAGTCCAACCATTCTGTATCTGTTGGTGCACTATCTTAGCTACCCCATGCTCTAATTCTACACTGTCATCTCTAAATCCATCAAGTTCTCTGGATAAAGTTTTAAAAACCTTAGCAGTTAACTCTACATCACGCTTACAATACTCAACCATATCCCATGAGAATTTATCCCACTCGCTGTGGTCTCCCTTACTGAAGTCAAGCCTTGTTCCCCATGAGTCTAAGGAATGACCACCTTCCCTGTTAGGGTTGGCAAGTCGAGACATGACTAAGGTATCTTGAACAGGTCCTTTCCATCTGAATCCTGTAAGTTTTTCCAAGACGGGTAAGTCATATCCAATAATGTTATGCCCACAAATGTGAGTAACGCCACTAGCGTGTACCCAATCAGCAAACTTAAAAATATCATCTGCAATAAATGTGTTAAGTGTTCCATGTTCTATCTCCTTTGCTACTATGCACCATATAGTGTCTGGCTTTAAACCATTCGCTTCTATGTCTACAATCAGTTGCTTCATTAAAATTCTCCAAGGTCATCTGTTTCCTTCATTCTACCAGTTATCTTATCATAATGCAAGGAACAAGCAGGACCAGTGAGTCCACTAAATCTATTCTTTAATACTCTAACTATAGTTGTGTTACGTACATGCGGGTCATCAGCCTGTTGGTTACGTTCCAATCCAATCACCATGTCGGATAGTTGGGCAATACTTGCTGAACCTCGAAGCTCTGATAAGCTAATCTGTCCACCATCTTCATGACCCTTACCTGATGGTCTGCGTAGATGAGAAACAAGGAACAAGCCTATGCCTGTCTCCTGTACCAGTTTTCTTAGCTTAGTCATAATACTGTCAATAGCCTTGCGTTCATCTTGGACCTCTTGGTCACTAACAACGATTGATAAGTGGTCTAATACTATCCACTTGCAATCCAATCCTTTGGCTAGGTAGCGTACCTTACTAAGTAAGTTGTCCTCATTGGTACTACCGAAGTGGTCATACATAAACATACGACCTTTACCCATGGTGGCTTCCCAATATCCTCTAAGTTCCTCATCATCTACAGTATCTAAGTTTAGATGTAAAGGCATGTTAGCCTCAATGGACATGACACCAAGCGTAGTATTCTTTACGCTTTCCTCTAATGCAAGTACACCTATGTTCTCATCTGTTGCATTAAGTAAGTAATGTTCTAATTCTCGGACCATCTGTGATTTACCCATGCCAGAGCCACTAGTAATAGTTACAAGTTCACCCTTACGGAAGCCATAAGTTAATTCATTAACACCAAGCCAAGGGTAAGGAACGGACTCGACTCTGATTTCCTCGGTCAATATATCCCATGTGTCCTCACTGGCTACAATACCATCTGGTCTGTAAGGTTTAGCATCCCACCACGCTCTAGTGAACGAAGCTATGTTTCCTGCTAGTAGCATCTCGTTAGCATCCTTTAGAGGGAGGTCGCATACTCTAACCTTGTTAGGTGAGAATAAGTCTACCACGCTCCTTATTGCCTCTTTACCTGCTACATCTGTATCAAAGCATAGCACTACTGCATCAAAGGACTCAAGATACTCTAAGCTACGCTTAATGTCATTCTTTGCACCTTTAGAGCCAGTTCGTAGACTGACTGATGCATACTTGTTACCAAACATTTGGTGAACACTCATTGCATCTAACTCACCCTCACACACAGTGATGTACTTACCACCACCCTTAAATACATTCTCGCCAAACAATCCTACATCTTTACTGTTACCATCATATATAAAGTCTTTGGTTTCAGTAGTTCTAATTTTGTTACCTAGATGTTCGCCATCAACATTATGGTAAGGATAGCAGTGCTTTTTAATTGAGCCATCTGTTCCGTACTGTAATGTAACGCCATACTTCTTTACTACATCTGCATTGATGCCCCTGTCTACTATAGCACCATTGTTACCTGTAAATATTTCCATCTTCTTTGCTACCTCCTGTGGTATGTGTGCTTCAACTCTACCTTCACCCTTAGGTGCTTCCCAATAACTGCAACCAAAACAATATCCTTGACCGTTAGAATACCTAGCTAGGTTATCCTTACTGCCACATTCTGGACATGCTTCATGTTGTATAAAGGTTCCTTGTTGTTCATCTTTATCCATCTCTACTCCGTTAAATAAGAAGGCAGTTTTAGGACTAACATCTGTTAGCTAGGCACTGCCCAAGCCTCATCCCCTACGGATATGCTATCTAAAACTCCTCGACTGCCTCTGCGACTTCCTTCACAACCTCTTTAACGGCTGAATCAAACTCATCAATGGCATTGTTGCCACCAGAGTAAGCCACTAACTCCATAACTTGGACCGCATCTAAAGACTTACCAAGCCCGTGCTCGTCTGTTTTATGGTGCTCATAGGTAGAGTATGCAACCTTTACCTTGGAGTTGTTTCCTATCCTTACTGTACTGTCCCAACCATTTTTAAACGCATCTACCACTACTGGAGCTGGCATGGTATTACCTTTAGCCGTTACAGGCTTACGCTTAAACACAAAGACATTTGCATCTTTCTGCTTAGGTTTTAGTCCAGACTCTATTAATCTATCCCTTTCCTCATCAGTTACCTTTAAGTCAATGGAATAAATTCCTGGGATTGGTGTAAATTTATCTACCTTTGGCTCAAAAAGAGCTGGGTATAACGCTTCACCGATAGCTACTGCCATGTTATTTCCTCATAAATGGTGTCTATAAATTTATTAGCAATTACCGACACCTTTAATAATTGCTAAGTCTACAACAATAGTATAGCACACTTTTTATCTGTTGTTATAATCATTTACTAAAGTTTTTATATAATTTACATCATCATTCTCATCTAGTGAATAACTGATATAACTTTTTCTTCTACAACCATTGCACATGTCTAAATATTGTCCTGTTTCTTTCTCTTTATAGACTGACTCGTTGTCATTGAGTTGTTTGTTACATGCTCTGCATCTCATTTAATCCTCCTTCTCTGCATGTACATGGTTACTAAGAACATAGCTACCATAATAATAGCCACCATCTCCGCCAGTAGCAGGGCTTCTCTTACGCTTAAAGCCAAGAACCTTTGCCATTCTCCATTCAAGAGTATCTAGCTTTCCTAAATCCTCCAAGTATATTGTATGACATTCACCCATCATTTCAACTGCACTTTTTAGGTCAATGTTTCCTTGTAGTAATGTTCTGTAATCGTCCATAGGCATTACCAATTTAACTGTATCATTTTTTAAGTATGTTATTTTTGTATTAGTCATTCCATTATCTCCTGTGTGTCAAAATGTATTAAGCCGTTACTGTCCATGTCTAGCTTTTTATTAGCTATCTTTACTGCTTCATGTGAGTCATAAGCTACCACATTAAAGGAAGCTATTGTTCCAGTCCATTTTACATCAACTTTAAAGCTCCGTAAAGGGGCATCCTCGTACACATTATCATCTTCGTTATAGATTACCCTGTCCTCGTCCATCTTGTCTATTAAATCGTTCTTAAATTTACCCATTATCTCTACTCCTTATGTTAGTTATCATTTGTTGTAGTCTTTCAGATTGTTTGTCATCTTCCCATTGAGTATTAACATTCAATAGAAAATCTTCAACCTCGTCTATAATTTCACTCAAAGCATCATTCTCTTTCTTTAGAGTCCTATTAATTTTTAAAGCTTCATCATTAAAATGCTTATTATTATTTGGGTTAGGCATTATCTGTCCTCCATATCAAAGAAGTTACTATAATCTCTAAGCTCTGCTGACTCACGCTTTAACTCTTCTTCATCTGAGTCATGGCGTTCTTCTGTCCAAGCCGTTATGCCTGCTCTACGTTCTCGCTCTTCCTCATATATTGCATCATTGCGTATCTCTTTCATATCTTTAGACTGTGCCTGTTGCCAGTCAAAGCCCTGCTTCATAAAACTAAAACTATTCTTTTCCATTATTGTTTCTCCTGTAAATAAAATAAAACTTTCTCTATTGACTCTATTGTATCACCTAAAGTACCAATAGACCTATTACATTTATTACACAGCACGCCCCTAAAGTCCATAGTAGCATGGCAGTGGTCATAACATAACTGTTCTTTGCTACCGCATACTTCACACTTATCACTACTAGCCATTCTTTTTTTATATTCCTCTAGGGTTATACCATATATGTCTTTACACCTAGATAATGTACTCCATTCTAGGCTTCTAAGTTTGTTTTCTTTTCTGTATTTTCTGTTATATTTATTACGGCAAGCCTTACAGGAATTGTCTCGTCCATAAGGAACTAATACACCATTATTAGTTTTTTTCTTATGAAATAACTTTAGTTCCTCCTTTGTATGAGCTTCTAAACCACAATCCCTGCAAGTTACCATTAAATTAACCCCCTTCTCTCTTTATAGTCATGTCTTTCCCCAAGTTTATCAGTAAAGAAACTAGATATGTTTTCTTTACCTGTATCAACTCCAATTTCATCTATGGCATAGTCAACAATATCTGTCCATGCTATGCCATAGTACCTTGCTACCCTTTGTAGCTCGTTCTTAGGCATCCATTCATGTAAGGCAC